ATACGTGGAGATACTAGCGAGAAAATAGGTATGGCAATTCATATTACTATGAACTCAATTAAAAAAGCATGGCAAGACTTTAACGGTACACATATGATTTTTTGTTTGGAGGGACGTAGTTGGCGTAAGGATCATTATGCACCTTACAAAAGAAATAGAAAAGAAACTTTTGAAGCTATGTCTGATAAAGAAAAAGAAGAGAACGAAGTTTTCTGGGAGTGTTATGATGATTTTACAAACTTTTTAAAAACAAAAACAAATGTTACTGTATTACAAAACCCACGTGCCGAAGCAGATGACTTAATTGCACGTTGGATAGACAAGCACCCTGCTAACCAACACGTCATCATAAGCACCGATAAAGATTTAAATCAACTTGTAAAAGAAAATGTTAAACAATATAACGGTATTACAGAAACAACTATTACACATGAAGGTTGGTTTGATGCAAAAAATAACCCTGTTATAGATAAAAAAACTAAAGAGGCAAAACAAGCACCAGATATAGAATGGATAATATTTGAAAAATCTATGCGTGGTGACCCTAGCGACAACATTTTTAGTGCATATCCGGGTGTACGAACAAAAGGTACTAAAAATAAAATAGGATTAAAAGAAGCTTTTGCTGATAGACAAGCAAAAGGTTATACTTGGAATAATTTAATGCTAACAAAATGGGTTGATCATGACGGAAAAGAACACAGAGTATTAGAAGATTATGAAAGAAATAAATTATTAGTTGATCTTCACGCACAACCAGAAGCAATAGTTGAAGAACTTGATCAAACGATTGCTAATGCTATATCTGAAAATAAAAACATACAACAAGTTGGAATCAGATTCATGAGGTTTTGTGCCAAGTATGATTTAAATAGAATTAGTGAACAGGCTCAACTTTATGTTGAACCATTTAATGCGAGGTTAAGTGCATGACAGTAAGAGCAAAGACACTTGTAAAAGATAAGTTTTGGATAGTTGAGCAAAACGGCCAAAAATTAGGTACCCTACAAAAAAAAGAAGATAACGGATGGATCTTTTTAAGTAAACAAAATCAAAGACAAGTGTATCACACACAGGAGAGTCTGTTCACTAAATTCGGATTTAATATATTTGAAGAAAAACAAGTAACAGAACCAGTAGTAGAACAAACTGATAATTTTGAAGTACATGGATTTCCTTGTTCACAAAAGCCATATAACCCTATATTTGATGTACAAAAACAACTGCCAATTTATACAAAAACACCAAAATCAAAAAGTATGTTTTGTGCAGGATACTATATAATTTGTTTTGAAAAGGGTTGGAGAAAAGCATATTGCCCAAAAATGATTACTTTACAAAGATATACATACAAAGGTCCAATGAAAACTAAACTAGAAATGCAACAAGTATTAAACAATGCCGTCAAAGAATTCCAAAATACAAACCCGTCCAATTGAAGATTTGCTAGGTAGAATTAGAACTCTACGTCAGCAAGGTCAAAGAGAAATTCGTATTCCTGCCAACGAAGCAGACCGTTTAGCTGATTCGTTAAGCCAAGTAATGACAAGACTTGTAACTATTCAAGAAGAAATAATTGAAGCTTTAAAAAAATCTCAAGAAGCACAAACAATTAATGTTGAGATGGATGGTGGAAATTTTTCTAAAGAATAGTCCTAACTATATTACACATATTTTCATTATATTTTTTATCAATAGGATGTCCAAATTTACCTTTATTAAATTGTTTTAAAAACTCTTGAAGATTATTCATCAAAATATTATCTTTAATTAAATTTGGTACTATATATGAATTATCTAAAATATAAAAATTATCAATATTATTTTTCATAGACAAATAATGAAGCTTTTCAATAATTTTTTTATAGTGTTTTTCTAAAAACCCTTCTTTAGATACTGCATTTTTAAATTTTTTTCGAATGGCTGTTATCTCTTTTTTATAAAACTTTTTATCATAATCAAAACCGTGTCCTGTTGCGATGTCTTTTGGAAGTACATCAATTTTCCCAACCTCTTTATTAAAGTTTAAAGTAATTCTACCAAATACAGGTACTTGGTGAATAGCAAGTGCATTTGATATTGCATTTTCTTTGAGGTATTTTGAATATGTTAATAAAGATCTACCAATTGACGATCCAGTTATTGCTAAATTTTCTACTGATATTCCTGTTTGTTTTTCAAGTAGTGCAGGCCAACTATTTTTTCTTTCTTCATTATGCCACTTATCAAATGCAGTATCATAAAAAGTTTTTACACTAGCCGATGATGGTGAAAATTTGCCCTTATACCATCTTAAAATTTCAACTTGACGCTCTCTATAATTCTTAAAAGTACCCAACAAGTGATCATTAATTTCATACCCCGTCGATAGGGAACATCCGGTAACAATAATTTTATCATATGCCATCGTTAATATTTAAAGACGCACTACTGATATTAATCGGTAATTGAATTTATGGTAAATACAACTAGTAATTATGAGCAGACCGAAACCAGTAGTAATATTACAAAATTCCAATAAAACGACATACAAGTTGGACGAAGTCCTTGCGGCAGAAGGCATATGGGCAGTGTTCTACGAAGGTAAACCTATTAACTTAAAATCGTCTAGTTTGGTGGCAAATTACCCTGGTCCAAAGTACAAAAAGGTGTCATTTTCTAACCCAGGTCACGCAGAAAACTTGGCTAAGAAATTAAATGCTCAACACAAAACAGACAAGTTTGAAGTATTCTTATTAAAGACCGGCGAAAAATTCTCTAGATAATTAATTGTATGGACGTTAAAGCGGCATACACAAAAACCTTTCTAATGCTTAAAGAAGAACCGTTGCATGAAGAAAGTATAAAGACTGCATACTTCACTTGGTGGCAAAATGTCCGTGAATCTTACCAAGCTAGATCGTTAAGACTTACCAAAATAGGACTAGAATGGGTTAAAGATTTAGATATTAAAACCTATGATATTAAATTTCCAGCAAAAATTATATTCACTCCTCAAACATACCTTTGGTTAGACGAATTTGTAGATTGCCCATATTTTGTGGACAAAAAACAAATCATAGTTACCAAAGAAAAAATGGCATTACAGCTCATGATGTTCGCTGGAGATGTGACAAAATACGGGTTAGCACGGGCTATGAGCAAGGCCGACGAGCAAAAAGACCAGTAAAATAGCGACTTTTTAGCCATAATTACCAGGTTGACGCATATTAATAGTATGCTATAATGGTATTATAAACATTTTAAACAGGAGTGTACAAAATGGCAAGAGCTAAAAACAAAGAACAAACAGTAGGATCACAAAACCGTACTGTCACACCAAACGAGGCAAAACTAGCATTAGAACATTGTATTAAATTACAAAGACCAATAATGATGTGGGGAGCACCGGGTATTGGTAAATCAGACATAGTTAAACAAATTGCAGATTCTCAAAAAAGAGAAGTTATTGATATTAGACTTCCTTTATGGGAACCAACAGATATTAAGGGTATTCCTTATTATAACGCAAAAGAAAATAATATGGTATGGGCCGCACCGGCTGAATTACCAGTAGATGAGAAATCAACTGCGGTTATTTTCTTAGATGAATTAAATTCGGCGGCACCGGCAGTACAGGCGGCGGCGTACCAACTTATATTAAACAGAAGAGTTGGACAATATAAACTGCCCGACGGTGTTTCAATTGTAGCGGCTGGTAATAGAGATAGTGATAAAGGTGTCACTTACAGAATGCCGGCTCCATTAGCCAACAGATTTGTTCACATAGAATTAAGAGTAGACTACGATGACTGGATGGAATGGGCAACTTTAAACCATATTCATGCAGATGTTGTAGGTTATGTGACATTCGCAAAACAAGATTTATATGATTTTGATCCAAGAGGATCAAGTAGATCATTCGCAACTCCGAGATCGTGGAGTTTCGTAAGTCAGCTTCTATCGGACGACCTGCCAGAAAGTACGCTCACTGACCTCGTTGCAGGTGCCGTAGGAGAAGGACTGGCCGTTAAGTTTATGAATCACCGTAAGGTGAGCGGCCAGTTACCTAATCCTTCCGATATATTAACAGGTAAAGTTAAAGATTTAAAAACGAAAGAAATATCAGCGATGTATTCTTTAACGGTATCTTTGTGTTATGAATTACAACAAGCACATGAAAAGAAAGTAAAAAATTGGAACGAACAAGCAGACAGATTCTTTCACTACATGATGGATAACTTTGAAACAGAGTTAGTTGTTATGGGTGCCAAGATTGCTTTAACAAACTATAAACTTCCGTTCGATCCTAGCAAACTAAAATCTTTTGATAGGTTCCATAAGAAGTTTGGCAAGTATGTCATAACTGCTATGGAGTCTAAATGATCTCAACAGACCAAGCAATAATAGACAAATTGGTTACGGCAAGGATTGCCTTACTTTTAAAACATCCGTTTTTTGGTAACCTTGCAACAAGACTAAAACTTGTTAATGCAGACGATTGGTGTCCTACTGCTGGTACCGATGGCAGACATTTTTATTACAATAGAAAATTTATAGATTCACTTACACCAAAAGAAGCAGAATTTTTATTTGGTCACGAAGTTCTACATAATGTATTTGAACATATGTTAGTTAGAATAGGAAATAGAGATTCTCAAATTTGGAATATTGCGGCTGACTATGCCGTTAACCAAATACTTGTAGAAGGTAAAATTGGTGAAATGCCTAAAGGTAAAAAAGGCGAGAACAAAGGTTTCCAAGATGACAAATATAAAGATTGGCCTGCAGAAAAAATTTACGACGACTTATATAAAACTGCAAAAAAGAATGGTAAGAAAGCAATAGAAAAATTAGGTCAATTAATGGACGAGCATATAGATTGGGGAGCAGGTGATGGACAAGGTAAAGGAAAAAGTAAAGATGGCAAAGATAAAGGTAAAGGACAACCAGTTTATACAAAAGAAGAATTAAAGAAAATTAGAGATGAAGTGAAAGAAGCTATGGTAAGTGCCGCACAATCAACTGGAGCAGGCAACTTACCAGGTGCTTTACAAAGATTAGTAAAAGACTTAACAGAACCAAAAATGGATTGGAGAGAAATAATCCAACAACAAATTATGAGTACTATTAAGTCTGATTATACTTGGATGAGACCAAGTAGAAAAGCATGGCATACATCTGCTATACTACCAGGACAAAATAATGATCAAATGATTGATATATGTTTGGCTCTTGATGCTTCGGGTTCTATTTCAGACCAACAATGCAAAGAATTTTTAACAGAAGTTAAAAACATAATGGATCAATACAAAGATTTTAGAATACATCTTTGGACATTTGATACTAGTGTATTCAATCCAAAAGTGTTTACACCTGATAATGCTAACGAATTATTAGAATACGAATTAGGTTCAGGTGGTGGTACAGAGTTTGAATGTAATTGGGACTATATGAAAAAAGAGGGTATTCAACCTAAAAAATTTATAATGTTTACAGATGGATGGCCATTTAGTACTTGGGGAGATTCCGAATATTGCGATACTATATTTCTTATTAATAACACATACGATAGAAATATCGAAGCACCATTTGGAATGACGGTGCAATATGAAGATTAATCCAAAAAACTTTTACCAAAGAGAACTAACTCAATTACCACCACATTTTAAAAATGTTATAGTAAGATCAATTGATGCTGAGATTGAAAAGATGCGTAAATGGATCTACGAAAATTGTACAGGACGATATTCAATTACTAAAGATATAAAATATGATAGCGACAAACCTAGAGCTGTAACCGTAATTGGGTTTGA